TTTGACGAGCACCCGGCGAGTACCAGCGGCAACAGCCGCGCGCAGGCTTTCATTCTTATGTTTAGCATCAGCTATCTCCTGGAAAAACTTACGATCTAGAGCATCCCTCGCGGCCAAGGTCTGAGCAGCGAATTCAACATCCGCTTGCAGCTGCACAGCCTCCGCGCGCGAGGTACTGAGCTCTTCAGCCAGGCGATTTCGGTCATGCACCAGCCAACCAAAAATCAGCAGAGCCGCTAACTCGAACAAGGCGATTACAACGTACTTACTCATAGCCCCACCTCACACAGCTGACGCTCTTCCGCTCGGCGCGCCACGAGTCCGTTAAGCTTCACACCACCTGCGTACACCCACCGGTCAAACTCCGCACACGCTCCAGCCACATCACCAGCATTGAGCTTTCTCAGCAACGTCGAACCAGCCAGCTTCCCTTGCCCTACGTTGTAAACAAACGATACCAGGGCCGCGCGCCGCTCTACCGTAAGTGGCACTTTGACCAGGCTGTCGACTGCTTTGATGGCAACCGTGAGATCGGAATCGAGGAGTTGCTGACATTCATAAGCACTTTTCACCTGGCCGATAGCTGCGGTTGCGGTATGGCCGTAACAGATAGTGGGAATACCCACAGGATCGAGGTAAGTCTTAGAGCGCAAGCCTTCGAAGTGCGTAACTACCGCACCAGCCACGCACAGGGTCGCGGTAACAGAGGCAGTAACCAGGCGCTTATTCAGCATCTGGATTCACCGATTTGGCAGGCTCTTTTTTGGATTGCTTACGGAGCAGGAAGAAGATTTGGAGTGAAACATACACGATAGTGACAATTGCAGCCCAGTCGCTCACAGTAATGCCCATAATCATGGCGCTAGTTACAGCAAGTGGTGGTGCTGACTTAACAACTTCCGTAGTGATTTCATGAAATGTTGACATGCGTAATTCTTATTATTATTATATCTGATAGACAATTGTATCATTGCTAAAATGGAGTTTGAGCATGAAACTCGAAAATTTTACCGCAGAACACGAAAAGTTCGGAATCGATGTCTGCCGTAGAGTTATCTTTGCAGCTATCGAAATGCACAAGGACGATTTTAAGACAGCCACAAAGCCCGCCGTGGTGTTAGTCGCTATAAACAAGACCGCACAACAAATATTTGGCGATGAGTTACAGATGCGACGCTATCGCTTTGAAGAGGAATTAGGGATATGAACAACCCTATCCCCTACCGATTTTACACCGAAAACGACATGTTCAAAAAAGAAAGAGATGAGCACGGTGAAGAGTTTTTCAAGGCTTTGATCGACAGGGTCGTATTTAAACTTGCTGGAGAGCTTGGCGCATACAACCGCGACAAGTTAACAGCCGAACTCATCGAAATATACGGCTGCGAGTTGCGGATAAGAACTATCAAATTTGAGCAGGAACTTGGTCTTTAGCTCGCCGCTTAGGCTTCACCTTCTCTTCAACGCTCTTAGCAACATCTCCCACAACCATATATTCCAGCGCTGCAAAGTGCTCATGCGCCCTAGAACCCACTTCGACAATCACGTAATCGTCGCCTTTTACTAGCTCCACAACCTCGGTAACCTTTCTCATTTTTGACTCCAAATTGGCCATACGATATTAAATGGATCTGACTGCAACGTGATATCCCTGAGTGCTTGTCGATATCCCGCGAGTTCCTGGTGCTGCTGACTCACAATCCCGCTAATGACTTCGCTATCTCTGATCTTCATCATCTCAACATCAGACTCTGCCAGAAGGACATCTCGAGACTGGCGTATGAAAAGCCACTGTGCTGCCCTGCTCTCTTGAATCTGAAATCCATCATCTTGGTAGATAACGCAACGACCGCTATTCAACGCTTCGATAATTTTTGTGCAGTCGTCCACTTCAACACACTGAGCCTCAGGGATTTCGCCCAGCTCACCTACACCGACCACAAACCCCTGCCTGTGGTAAACCTTATTTTTTGACATAGAACCTGTACCCTTCAGAGATCGTTCGAATTTTAGGTGTAGCGAACTGATCGCCAGCGCGCACAGTTAGTAAGTTGGTTTGTACATTACCAGAAGCCCCATTAACTGAACCGGTACTACCCAGGCTTCCGACAGTGATAAGCTTAGCTGTATCAACATCCAGATAAACATACATCAACTTCGAATTAAACTCAGGCGGTGAGCCCCACGATCTACCACCATCAAACGAGATGTAAGCCTTATTTCCCGCAGTAGTCGGCGTGTGAAAAATGAAGTCATCGCAAGCATAGCCTTTACTCAAGGTCGCGCTAAAAGATGTGTGTACTGAGTTGATCTGAGAAATCACTCCCGACGATACATCCAGTCGAAACTGAGGATATGAGACTCCAAAATAAACCGTTGAACTATCCCGATCTCCAATTAGAACGGTATAGGGAGTATTTGTGGACTGGATCAGTTTAATTGACATTACACCGACCAATGAATCATATTCACACTCGTACAAACCGGCTGCTAAACTCAGCGTTCCCGACAAGTAGAATTTTCGGCTTTTAGATCCGCACGCTGCAATGTAACTTCCTGATGGAGCTACGCCGCCCGCCCATGTTACGCCAGTCGTGGTCTTTAGCACTGGATCGTAAAGTGTTGCCGGGGCGTTCGTATATAAAAAAAGATCCCATTTGTCAGTGACTGCGACGACATTCTTAATCTCTGTCACAGACTGACCGGTATACCCAGAAGCAAATGCTCCATTCGTATAAGTCAAAGCATAGACGCTGTTACTTGTAGACCAATAAACCGCTTTATCAGTGACAAAAAGATCCGTAGAAACAGTCCCGGTCGCCGTATAAACCACACTTCCGGAGCTATCAGTAACGATGAGCTGCATTCCTGCCGTGCTCGTTCTATAAACGTAGTGCCCCTTAAATTTCAATACTTGCAGTACGTCAACAGATGCTCCCAAAGTCGAACGCACCTCTGAATCAGCGTTAAACCCCGCATACTGGGGCCCGGACACACCCGACTTCAGCACCTCCGCAAGCTCTGGGGCCTCGGAATCGAAGTGAATACCGCCGTCACACTCAATATAGCCAGCATGCGTACCTGCCGGCAGCATCAAAACAGAACCCGTTTCAACACCTGCCGCCGCTTCCGGAAACTTAATAGCTCCGATAACTTGCGCAACGCTGATCCCCATGGACTTGCCAGGATTACCATCGACACCTGGTTTGTGGATGTGCATCTTTGCAGTCAAATCTCCGTCCCACTGATCAACTATATCGCCGGGGCGGACTTTATTCGTAGTAGTCATTCTTATTGCTCTTGGCTGGCAATTTCATTTATGTAGTATATCACCCTTCAACGAGCTGAAAGTTTACAACGTTATCCACATTTGAACTTAAAGTCACGACAAGCTCATCATCTTCGACATCCGTAAAAAGATGCTTATCCAGACCAGCCTCAAGGAAAAAGCTTTCCCATGTGTTTCCCGCATCGTGAGATAGACTCACCTGAGATCCACCAGTAACTTCGTCGACTGAATAGCTGATGATAGTTTCGCTTTCTACATACACTCCTCTAACCCCAAGACTCCTTGGAACGCCAGTGATCTCGGTTGACTCGTAGTCTATAAGGTCTAAGCGTGTAAATTTGTCACCACCCATCCTGAAGAGATATTTATCAGTCGACGCCAAATTGTTGTAGTCGGCCCTCGAAATGTCCCTTGTGGTTCCATCAGACCGGAATTCGATCACACTGTTGCTTGTGTTTTGGAAAAATGCACTATTGCTGTTGAATGTATAACACCCCGCCTCACCATTGCATGCCATGGAAAACCCATATACCGGGCCAGGCGTAGTTTCCATCGTCACCGGATTGATAAAAACAGAGATTGAAAAGGTATTGTTGACCACCCAATCCTTATCTCCAAGAGTAACGATCATCGGCAGATTATTTCCACCAAACGCCTTGATATCCGCAACGACACCTGAATCAAATCCGTCATATCGGGTCAAGCGGTCAAAGTCACCATCCCTCCTCCAATAATAAGCAGTATGATTGGTTTTGTGAGCGTTACAGTCCCTGCCGAAAATGTAGTTCTTTTCGACTACACGCTCCGTGCCGCTGACTAAATCTTGCGAGGTATAGATGACGTACTTATAGTCATACACACTTACGTAAGTCGAACCAATCTTGATGGTCTTTTTGGGGAAGCCGTTGTAGTCAGGCAAAGAAAACTTGGCGATTGGTGTTGTTAGTATTGAAACGAAATTTTTGACAGCGGTAAAGAAAAACTCCCAACTGATATATCGACCGTCATCCGCACATTCGACCATCACCCTGCCGTCGACATCCGCGTACACAGCATCCGCAGCAGATACGAAACCCTCAAGATCTTTGGGACTGACGATAATCTCTACGTCACCGATATCGACATGACGGGTGTACACAATAGTCACAGACCAGGCGTTATCAGTTTCGATTATCGCTTCGAAGGATTCCTCCTCGATAAAGATGGTGATCTCATCGCCCGCCCGACCACCACCGCCTGTGATCTCATACGTACCATCCTGGTTGTTGGTTACAGAGATGATGTACGGGGCAACGTAAGGATCTTCTACTTCGACATCTGGAGGCGTTCCAGGCTCGGTGTCTTTGACTCCAACGACAGCCGTCCAGCCGCCATCTGAGCCCACGGTAACGGGGTACGAGATTTCGTTGGCAATGACGTTGAGGGTGTCGCCGATCTTCCCACCGCCTCCGATGACGATGTAGGTGCCGTCACCTACGGGGGTGATGCTGATGACGTAGGGTGGCATGTAATCTGAATCGACGTCTCCGTCCCCTGGGCCAATATCCGGAGGTGTGACGGATGGAGTGACAGTAAAAAACCAGGTGCCGGCACCGGTCAAATGCAGTTCGAACCTCTCACCCGCAATCGTCACTGTCAAGACGTCACCAGCTCGACCGCCATGGCCACTGATTAGATACGAACCGTCAGGCGTGATCTCGATGCTATCGATTACACCTACAGATGACGGGTCACCAGTGACAATCTCCAGATCCCCGGATAAAGGGCACGAGTCCAGGATGCCAGAGACCACTTGCCAGGCCCCGGAAGCACTGACAGTCGTTGAAGCTGTTGAGCCATTAGAGAAAGTGACGGTCAGGTAAGTGCCTGGCACCGCGCCGCTGCCGCCGACCGTGGCTGTACCATCAGCATGGCAAGTAACCCAAGTACCTCCAGGCTCACCAGGCGCAACACCACCCACCCTCTTCAAAGCACGACGCAACTTCAGCGATAGCAGTACGCGCTGGATGATGTTCATCACTTGACCTCAGCGATCCAGACGGAAGCCGCATCTTCGCCTTCCATCAGTTTCACAGAAATCACTGCTCCGCGATTTGAACGCAAATAAATGCCAGAGCGAGCGTCAACTGGAGCATCGGCATCAGTCACCACAGAGCCTTCAGCAACGTGAATTACAGAAGTGCAGAAGAGGTACATGGCCTCTGTAGTGGTCGGCTGGCTAGTGAAAGTTGTATTTGCAGCTAAGAGTTCTCCGCGACCAAGGCTTTTCCCTGGCGCGACGATCTGCAGAGTTTCTCCGTCCCTATCTTTTACAGCGGTAATATCGCTCATCTGTATCCCCCGAAAAGTAAAAAGGCCAGACTCTCGCCCGGCCCCAAGCTCACTTAGTGCCCGCCGAGACGGCTAGCGCGTTCAGGAGCCACAGCTTTAGTGCCGAACAGCGTTTCGAGTTTCCAGTGCGTGCTCTCAGTCGAAGCGTTGTACCAGCTGAGCAGCCTCAGGGTGATGCCTGTTTCCGGGTCGGTCATGCTGCCCATGGTCACACCGGGAGCATTCGCTGGGGTTTCGAGCTGGCGGAAAGCGATCATGAACGCTGTCTTGCTGAAAGCCAGGTCGACTGGGTGGTCGCCGACCACCGACACCGAGGTACTGGATGCAATTGCCTGGGTGATAGCGGGAGTAACAGCTACAGCAACGGCACCGTCTTCGTCTGCAGCAATATCTGCGGTGACAGCGAACACTTGATCAGTGCCAGCGACCGTTAGGATGTCTCCCTTTACGAACGTTGCGTTTGCACCTGCGCCGCTCAGAACTAGCAGGCTGGAGCCTAAGTTGCCGGCTACCGAGGTCTTGATCGCATTGCTGGCGGAGGCAGTGCCCGCGAAGTGCATTGGAGCCTGTACATCGCTGTAGATGTCGAAGCCAAATCTACGACCGATGATGCCCTCCTTCTCTGCTGGCTGCTCGTAGCCAACGGTGAAGATGCCCAGCAGGTCGGCCTCAGTATCCGATGTGAGAACCAGGTTCCTGTCGCCGCGAACGTTTCTACTATGAAGCGCCCTACGAGCTTCAATAAGATCTTTCTTATCGCGCCCATTGGTAGATGTCAGCATTCCGGAGAAGTATGGAACCTCAGCGTACATGGCGAAGATAGCCTCGTTAACAGTACGCGCAAGAACATCGACTGCAGCCGCCAGTGCATCGGGGATGACACCTGGCTGCATGCCAGTGAATTCACGGTCAGAGAGCTTGAACTCTTTGTACACATGGCGATCAAGGCGTAGCTCGACTTTCTCGACGTTCAGATCAGTAGCAACAGAGCCGCCAGTACCGTGCTCGTCAGCTTTATCGAACTCGACAGGCTTGTTAACTCGAACTAGCTCACCGACTTTCTTAGCTTCGTCTGCCTTGTCGACAGAAATGAGCTTCGGCATAGTCAGTTGACCGCGCAAGCGGGACATAGCAACCGGCAGGATAGTTTCGTTAATCAGCGCTTCGAAATCATTACCAAAAGCGCGCAGGACAACGAGTGCATTACTTTGAGACATTGATATACCTATTTATTATTGTTTTTATGTTGGTATTCGTGACGTACCTGTTGCTCACAGAGCAAAACAGTCGCTGGCCCAACCAGCTTGAGAACTGGGGCTTGGCTAAGCCCCAGTTGTTGAAATATTACTTATCCAACAACGATTTCGCCTTTGGCTCTCTTAGCGAACAGTTCAGTCTGACTTTTAGCATCAGAAAGCATAATCATGCTCTGCCATTCCTCGCGGGTAATGCTCTTACCAGACCCGCCAGTGCCCTGTTTCCCACCGCTACCGGGCATCGTCTTGAAGTAGTGCGGACGAGCTTGAGTGAGGCTTTCGATCCATTCTTTAGGAGTTAGCGCGCGGCCAGTTTTACCCATAGCCACATTGCCGTGCTGATCCCGACTAACAAGCTCACCGTTATCAGTCAGTTCCCAACTATTACCGGCGAGGTTAATCAGATCGTCTATGGCAGTGGGCTGGAAGAACTCATTCTTCAAAGCTTCATTACCGATCAGTTGCTTAATCTGGAATTGCTTCAAACGCCCTTTTTCGGCGTCAACAGCTTTGCGGAGTTCTTCTTTTTCGGACTGCTCAGTCTGCAACCGCTCTTGCCATGTTGCATTCGCGGCATTAACACGCTTGTCCATCAGCGCCTGGAAGTCAATCTTACCAGACTTCAAAGCCGCCTGATCTTCAGCATCCTCGGCTTGCGCGAGAATGGCATTGAGCTGATCCTGGACTTTCTTTTTCTCCGCCAAGATCTCAGCATTCTTTGACTTCAAACCACCAGTTTCGGCTGCAATAGCTTTGGCCAGTTCAGCTTTAAGAGTCTCTTGGAATTCTGGAGTGGAAGTGATGTTGGGCGTTTCGATATGACCGGCTGCCGGATCATCTTCGCCGAAAGCTTTGAATACAACCAGTTTTTGCATTTGCTGTTGCATGGATCCCCCAAGGATCTTCTTATTTTTGTACGACCATTATATCAATAAAAAGATCAAAGGGGGATTGACGTGAATTATTTTTATATTCTTTGAGGCCTTTTCCGGAAGACTTTGGTTAGTACCTGTAGCTTCTCTAGATCGCATAGTGCGTCGACATCATCTAGTAGAGACGGAAGTACGCGTATCTTTCCCCGGAGCGTGGCGTTTAGCACTGTAACCAACAACCCTGTTTCGTACATGCGGCGGAAAATCCAAGGATCAGTACTAGACTCGTAGATCTGGTAAATGTCTTCGGCCAGATCACTGCCACCCAGGTTCTCAATCATCCAGTCGACGATTGTGCGTGCAACTTCGGTTTGGCTGCAAACGGCTGCGGAGATTGCCAGGGTTTTGAGGTCAGGGGTGGAAAGTTTTGTAAATCCACCGTTGCTTAGAAAGTACTCAACAAGTGCTTTGTCGTTCGGTAGCGCGAAGTTACTCACACCCTTTAAGACTTGCACGGTGCCAAAAACCCTGACCAGCTCAATCAGCGATTTGCGGTGTGCGTCAGTGTACGTGTAGTCAAGTGTGTCACGCCTCAGCATCGCCTCAGCAGCGCGCAGGTCGCGCGACAGGGGCATGTAGATGCATTCCAGGACACCACACTCCTGGACTTTGAGGCTAGCCAGTGCAGTGTAGTCAGACTCGACAACACAACCGACGATAAAATCTTTGATCAACTTGCTCATCTCTCTCACCCTTATATTTTTTATTTTTCGTTGACCTGAGCCATGACTTCCAACATCAGATAGGCCATGGCGTCGAGATCAAAGGAGTTGATTTTGAAGGTGTACACTTTGCCATCAAACCGGAACCACTTAGCGCGTCGCAACTCAGTAGTAATTACCTTGCTCAGTGCTCTGATAGCATTTGAGTCACCGGCTTCTGCGCTCGCGCACATCTTTACAAGCGGGCCTTGGTATTTAGTACGGAAGATGTCGAGCGGCTGGGTGTAACGTCTTGTGCCGACTTCCCTACGCCCGCTAAAACCGCCGACCAGGTAAGTTGCACAGATATCAGCGGTTCGAGCTGTAACAGCAGTGATTTCGGGGTTCATCATGATGCCTTATATGACATTCTTTTTATTATGATTTCATTGTATCCATCGCACTTTATCCAAGTCCACAACTTTCGCGCCTATACCTGAAACTATTTAACCGTCAACCCACACTGAAATCAACCAACCTAGTTAAGTTAGTGCTTCTTAGCCAAAATAAGAAGACACGACAACAGCCGGCATCAGCGCAACACAGCCCCATGTAGTGCAGATCCCCCTTTTTGGCTAAGAAGGACGCTTTTGACTCACGCCATTCTTAGTGCGCCGGAACAATGGTTGACCATCATAATGCTGAACAATGATAATATGTGACGCGACTGTATCCAGTGATGCCGCAGAGAACTATCAGCAAACTCGGCTCCGCAAAGAAAACCGCCCCGCAAAGGCGGTTTTTTTGGCATGCTCGAACTTTGCTATCAACTTACTATCATCGCTGCCAACCAGCAATACTAAATACAGCGCCCTTATTGCAGCCGACGCATTTGACATAAAAATTTCTTCGGACATACACGCAAACAATTATTGATCGCCATGACACTCATTGCCATTATAGATACATAAGCAAATAGCGACAGGATAAACGAATGAAAGATCAAGAAGACCACGTCGTTCTAGGCTATTTCGTTGTGCACACGGGATCGGGTCATAAGAGTGAGTCCTATGCAACTGAGGCTGAGGCTGAGCAGGTCAGAACAGAGTGGATCGAGGAGCATCTGCAGGGCGATATCAGGTATCTTACATATCGACTTAGTGAGAGCAGAAAGTATCGCTGCGACGACGCACCATCTATATTAGCTGCAATTGAGGCCGGATCTTTCTTGTCGACATCAGATCCTGATTATGAATTCCTCAAAGAGCTGGATAGCAATCCAGAGGCGGTTGAAGATATCGCGCGTCGCAGATCACGTTGGCGAATTTGGGTTGCATCATTCGAACTCTAAAGCCGTAACACCTTACACCAGGCCCTACGGGGCCTTTTTTGCGCACAAACCTTTTGACGACAAACAACGGCAAAGCTATAACAACTCATTGGCACCTGGAGCTAATGATGAGCACTGAAATAACCTTTGACGAAGCCCTCGACGCTGCGATCCTCAAGCTTGGAGTTGATCGCGTGGTTGAGCTGTGCGCATCAAATTTTGAAATACTGGAGATTGATGACGAGTTGCATGAAATTCAGCTATGGGATCGGATCTACAAACGCGATGCTTGCACCTTTAGACGCAACGGTCGTCATTTCTTTATCGCGGATATAGAACAAGCCAGAAAATATCTAACATCAATTTGAAGACAAAGCACCTCCGTGACATCTTAGTCGCAACGCGTGGCTCTAGGACAGGTGTTTCACGCGATATCATCTTGACATCTTTCGCCATTTTGGCATCATTAAACCTTCGATAATGCTCCATGGATCCGAAGCTTTATGAACCTATTCAAAGTGACATTGCTGGCTTCCTCGCTTGCCCTGCTTTCCGCTTGCGGTGGAAGTGACAAAATTGACGGCTCGACAGAAGCCAAGTTTTCAGCATCGATGACTTCAATCAGTCAAAATATTGATATCGCCAAAAAGGACGAGTTTGATCGTTCCTTATCAATAGTGCGGGCGTCTTACGGAAATGACCGTGCCGGAATGGCTAAGGCTTTGGATGGTAAAGATGCTGATGCTGTCATTGCCCTCTCCGCCGAAATAAGCAAAGCCCAGGCTGAAAAAGAGCTGGCGGACGCTAAAGCTGCTCAGGCGGTACATCTCGAACAAGCCAGAGTTGAATTGGCTCAACGCAAGCAGAAAATAGAGGAACTGAAAGCCCATCGCCTCGCTACTGGTGAGAATGGTGGTGAACCGTCGAAACTGGAACTGTTGCTCAGCAATGGTTTGCCAAACAGTGAAAGGCGAGTGAGCAATTTAGAGAAAATGACTCCAGAGCAATATAAATCTGCTGACAAAAACGGTATAGGGTCTATTGAGCTGTAATTACCTTCGACATATTGATCAGGCCCTACGGGGCCTTTTTCATGCGCAACCCGTTTCGCTTTGACGACAAACACCAGCACAGCTATAGCACCCATGCGCGTCTACTTTGTGTGTGATGATGGTAGGTGTCACATCAAGCCGGCGCCACGAAATCCCTGAATAACTCACTGGCGATGCAAACTTTGCGTACAAACGTTTGACGGCAAACACCCCGACAGCTATAAGGAGGCCATTCGCCATCAAGGCATAGGGAGTTGATATGAATAGCGGTACGAAAAAGATGGTAGCAGGAGCTAGTATGATGATTGTTGGTTTCGGTTTAATAGTTTTAGTCGAATTCGCTAAGCGCTCTACATCGTAATCTCTAATTAGTAAAAGCCCCGACAGGCCGGGGCTATTATGAAGCGCAAATAACACTTGCACGCCCACTATCCGCACATAAGCTTTTCTAGCTCAGTAATCTCGCACTGTTGCAATCCGGGAAGGAAGTAATTCATATTGAAGTGCAAGACGCCAGGCTGATCATCAACAACAATGAATTTGCTCATATCGTTCCACAGATGAATGAGATCTTTGTCTGCAGTAACAAAGTACACGTTACTCCCGTGATTCCTTATCTCGCTTAGGAGGAGGAACAGGGAATAAATGTCGAGAGCACCGTTGAATGAGTGCCCTTCTTGGATGAAGTTTGGTTTATTGAATTTAAGGAGCTTCAATGTTGGGTTGTGTTTTGCGCCGGTGATGGCCTTAAACACGATGGCAGCGAATATAAGATGCATATCTTGCACATTTGCCAATCTTGCTAAAGCCAGAATCTCCTTGAAGCCGTCGACGGTCTGAGGGAAAACCTTGCCAGACTCATACCTCCTATATGCTTCATCGATGAATTCAAGTATGGCCTCAAGGCCGAGGAAAAACTGAGCTGCAGCCTTATGCAGATACTGAACAGAATCAGCGGTTGCTTTTACAGTAAGATTTGGAGCTCGATCCTTCATCTTGTTCTTGAAAAACTCAAGCTCTTGCCGCATTTCATCTAAAGTAGGCAACCGTTTGTCAAACCTATTGTTGCCCTCTAAGAGAATAGGCTTAGGATCAATGGTGATTTCTCTGTTCTGAAAAAAATCAACCACTACCTTTATAGAGTTTACTTGAGGATTACCCGCCTTATCAATATGCTTTTTTATGGTTCCGAAAGCATTTTTATCGAACAATACGACTGACCCATTTGGTATGAAAGCAAGTGGACGCCAGCCGCCAGGAGAAAGTGCAATTGCGTCTCCTTTTGAATGGATAAGGCAAACAGGTATTTCCGAATACTCCTTGAAGTCTTTCTTACCATTTTTTTGATACGAAACGTTTCGCGCCTTTAACTTAAGCTCAACACCTGAGTCATAGCTAACAAAATCCTGCCAGTCAAAATCAACGAGATCTGACTCATTGAAACTGATGTATAACTCTCCATCGATCTTGAACCAAAAAACGTCATTGCTTGGCATGAAAAATCCTTCTTCATTAATAGGGCCCCGCAGGGCCCATTTGCACTCAAGCTGACATCATACTGCTAGCACGGCGAGGTCAGCCAGCACGCAGAATCTCGCCCACGAGCAGACCCAGGTTCCGGGCATCATCAATACCTCTGTGGTACTGACCTACCCACCTAATCCCAGCGCTTTCGACGGCAGGTCGCAGGCTCATGGCTTTGCAATTGAATATCTTCCAGTGCCACATCTTGACGTTGGTGTGCTTCAAGCCTTCAAGCATCGGGGACGAACCGGCGCGCGCTGCATCTATCTCGAGCTGCTTTGCATCGTAGTCACCCCATGAGCACCACATCAGCCCGCCCGCTTTGAACGGAGCAAGGTACTCATCAAGCCTTTGACGAACCTGGTCATACGTCCCGGCGCTGTCGACATCGACCTGGTCGATTGTGGTCAAGCGCTTGCAGAAAGACGTCAGAACCGGATTCAACACAGGCCGCACAAAACAGCAGAACTCACTGACAATGGTCGCCCCCTGATGCAGATCTAGAACTACGGCGCCCACCTCTATGGTTTCCATCTCGTCACGGTGAACCAGAAGCTTATGATCAAGCTTTTGCTCGTCTGTAAGACCTTCCGGATACTCATCACAAGTCGCTTCGAGATCGACGCACAAGAGATACCTGGTACTTCCCAGGAACTCCCGCAGAGCCTGAAGATGCTGAGGCTTTTTGATCTGCATACTCTCCTCCGTGACAGCAAAAGGGCCCACGCGGGGCCCTTGTTTGTACTCAACCAGTTTTATTCAAGTTGACGGTATTCTGCTAATCGTGACATTTTTATGCTCCAGTAAGATATTCAGAGTATATACGTAAGTGCCATATTTCGCACTTACTAGATGACATTTGCCTGAAAAGCCTTTACGATCAAACAGCAAGAATATCAGTTCGCCATCATGGATGACTAGGAGGTCAAGATGGGGCAGTTGTATAGAGTCGTGTGGTTTCTGGTGATGATGCTAGTAATGGCTCCCGCATTCATCTTTGCATCGAATGTAGAGGGGATCAGTTACCGTGAAGCCACGATGGTCGTTCTCGGCTATCTGCAGTCTGTAATTCACCTACCCTACGAAGTAGCTTTGCCTTTGAGCCCAATTGTGGCTTTCGTTGGCCAGCTCCTCCCGGCAAGTAGCTCATTGTTAGTTATGGCCGGCGAAATGCTTTGGGAGCACATCGGAGTGATCCTGACATTCCTTTTCTTCGCTTTTGTCAGCCCGCCATTTGTAGACAAAGTTGATGCCCGCTTCAGCCGCCAGGGAAGGACTCAGACGCAATGATCAAAAAACGCACATTCAAACAAGCCGCTTCAGCATTGGTGGTTTTTTGGGTCATTGCGGAAGTTGTGATGGGCTTCATCCGAAATCCTATCGATGACCGTTTTACTGGCAGTGTCGCGATCATCAATGGCACCAAGGCCAAGCATATCGATTCCACCATGACGCTGGACATGCTGGATTCTGGCTTTCTGATCAACAAGCGGCGTGAAATCTACGAGACGGGTGTCCGTTTTACCTTTGAAGGCAAAGACGTCCCTGCGCTGAATGCCTTGGGCCTGCGAAACAACTTCGTGACGAGCGAGGATCACTGGCGGTACAGCGACGGTTTCTGCCAGTTGACGGGTGTTAAAACTGACTCGTTATCCATGGGCCTCAACCCTGAAAACAGGCACTTTCAAAGAGGCATCCTCACATTCGAGAGCAAAGGCGATGGCTGCATGGCTTTCAACGTAGCGATTACTGACTTCGATCACATTGAATTCACGACTTACAAGCGGGGACTCTACCCAGATGGAGTGATCTACGCCAGTCTTGATCGTGATAGCCGACTGAGCTTCATCCAGCGCACGATCATGCGCATGCGCTTCGAATCCTGGGTTACCGACAGGCCTATTTTCGGCAAGTTAGCACCTCGGACTTGAGGACTGCCTAGTAAAGACCCCGGCTCAGGCCGGGGTTTGCTTTGGCTAAGTTAAACCATCTCTGTCGCGATCCTATCCTCGTTGTCGGCAAGGCTGAATTCATTGCGCAAGATTCCCCGGCGTTTCATCTCTTGCAGGTAGTCCTCTCTGCTGAGATCGCCCATAGTCCTTGCGTTCGCCAGTGCGGTCAGATCCTCAGGTGCCGAGTTGATCCCGTATTCAGTGTTGATATCGACGTAGAAATCAGGCTCGGCAACTTTGTTAAAGTACGCAATCCATCCAACCACCTTTTCAATCGCCGAAGCCAGATTCAAGGCCATCATGGCAACCTTATTATTACTCTCCCCAGCCCGCAAGGCCCGCCCGGTCGCGGTCTCGACAGCTCCATTATTCTCGAGCATATCCGATCCGTACGACTGCATCTTTGCTTCCAAATCTCTGAGTGAATCACGTCCCGCACCAATCGCAGCACCACTGTGCTCGACATACTTTAGATCAGCGCCTGCTTCCCCCTTGAAAGCGGACTCAGAACCGATGGCAATCACCGCGTCATCAGTAGCCCCCGACATGAACAGCACTGGAACACGAGCAATGCGCAAAATATTCGACTGATCTGAGCTCTCTTGAAAATGCTGAATGTTCATGTACGCCAGGTCTTTGAGCGGCGGGTGCGCGAACAACTCACCGCTGGCGACGACAGCTGAGGAATGCACTGGAGCCACAGGAATCTCTTTGAGCGCAAACGGCTGATCCAGAGCTATAGCCACACCATCTCCGGCATCACTGTCGTACAAAGACCACGTCACTACCTCGCCTTCGCGCTTAAACACCCGAACGCGGGACACTTCTCTTTCGCCCCAGGGGCCGTCGCCCACCACGGCCTTTTCCAAGATGCGGATTTCAGTAAGACGGTCATCTTCATCAAGTCTGTAACCCAAGATGTTATCGCCGCTCAAGTGGTACGCATAAGGTCTTCCGCCTTCCACGGCACAGTCAACAGCAATAAAGGATGACCCATTCCATAGCGCATCTTCGAACACCGTAGAACTCAGGCCGGTCAAACTTGTGCCTTTGCCGTCAACAGCTTTCACATATTCATCAGCTAGATTTTGGTGCGACTCACTTTTAACAACAATGGGCCGCGTAAAAGGCTTTGACGCCAAATTCTTAGCTGTCTTGTCTGTGTAATTAGTAAGGAAAGATCGAGCAAGCCGGCGCTTATATGAATCTGCAGACTCCCCAGGCTCTTTCGGCAGGTACTTACTAGCAGCACCACGCAGTACTTCCGTGCCGCCTCGGATTGCGCGGATCATTTCCCTGTCGTCGTAATACTTTTGGCAGCGCAAAGTGCGTTGACTAACTGACATAAATCGGTGCCTATTCTTATTATTATTTGGCTACAACTATTGTACTTCGTTTGACGGCAAATTTGAGCCTATCTAATACCCTGCTGAACCACAGTTATCGGACGCTTCCAAGTTAAACGGTAAGCCAGGGCATCCCAGGCATGGTCATCACCACACTTACTAACGCTATCCAGCTGATCTTCATCACGTTGCAACTCAGGAAGTGAGGAGTTCAGGAATCGGCAGTTAGTAAAAAAATAGATATGTGGCTTTCCTGGATCCTGCTCAATCGTTGCCTGTAATCGACCAAACATCAGCTGGGCACTGGTTACCCGCGATCCTGGTGATTTATCTGAATGAACAAAAGTCATGCCTTCAGCGGCCATGTCTTTTGCAACAGTTGGAGCGCTCCCTTGGTCAACCTTCGACCCGTTATAGATCTGGTTGTCAGCCGGCCCTGGCGTAACCTTCGGGTGATTCCTTAGGATCGTCTCCTGCAGCTTCATTTCCCTGGCCTTCAGGCGCTTACCGATGTTGCCGGCGCTCAGGAACAATCCAAGGTCGCGTTTCTGCTGTGAACCGTCCGGGTTGAGTGGCGTACCGTAGTCCTCCCCAACTACGATGATCGAGCCTTTTGGTGGGCAGAACGGTCGGCCATTGACCATCACCGTCTCGCCATTTGCTTCAGCAGTCCACAGGCAACAAAAAGGAGTCGACTGGCCATAGTCGAACGACCTCTCTACTTTCCAGCGCGCCGGGATCTCAAACGGAGCCATCAACAGGATGTCTTTCTTCCAAAGCGGCGCAAACATGGCGGTGTCATCTACAGCTTCCCAATCGCCGAGAAGCCAGCTCGCCCGCTTCGCAGGATCGGAAATGGTCTTGAGCCATTGCTTGTATTCGTCGTTCAAATGCGGGTTTTCAAAGACTGTACCGAAGATCGCGCACTTATCACGCTGGCCATTTTTGTACTCAATCTGACCGCTGATTTTGCCGTCAATGAACCGCTCTTTAACCCACCGCTTGCCAACTCCCCACGGGTTCGTGGTGCTCCGGACTTGCAGGGGCGGCATGAGTGGCTGGGCTTTGGTGGGCTGATACGACGTTCTCAGCGTCGACATCATCGACTCGTAGATCTCGTCGGTGGCCCAGGTAGTGAGCTCATCCCAACCAATAAACGAATATTCTTGGCCGTGGAACTTGGCTTCGTACTGTTCCTTTTTCTCGATGTAATCAAAGATCAGGACTTCGCCCGTTGGGAACGTCCATTCGCGCATCGACTTGTTGAATGTGGCACCAGGGAACAGCTTCGGGAAAAGCCTGTGGCTCTTGACGATCAGGTCTTTCAGCGAAGAAAACTGACGCCTGAGGATCACTCCGCGCCAGTAACTGCCCCAACCCTTGCCCACATGCTGACCGAAAGCCATGAGGAGGCATTCGGACTTCCCATTGCCCCGCGATCCGTGGAAAAGAACTTCCTTGACCAAATTCCGAGGTTGGCCAGTGATAAGCAGCATGCCCTGAGAGCTGAGGCCGCCATCTGCACCTGGAATCGGCTGCCAGACCACATTCCTGACAGCCCTGGAGATGTGCTTGAGATTTCCAGCAGAGCTCATACGCAATCACCAATGGAGCGTATATGGCTCACAGGAGTGCTATATGGCTCGTAAATGCTCCAAGAGCCTTGTTTGCGCACAAGCGCCTGGTCTTGTTTGATCACAAACAGTGCGTCCACGCATTGGTAGTCGCTGAGTGTCCGAGGGACAGTCACAGAGGGGGCCGGATCAAGGATGCTTTTGCCGTCAAAGAAGACCTGGTGCACGAGTCCGGAGGCTGTCAGGACTTGCAGGATTGCTGGGTGGCCGAAGCTTTCGAGGATTTCTGGGCTTGCTGTGCCCATGGTGATTCCGCTGGCCTTGCTGAAACCAGGGAATGGGATATATACGGGGGCATAGCCAAGGCTGAACAGGATTGATGCGGTCTGCTGGATGCTCACTCCATTGCGTTGTTTGTCAGCTCCGTAGAGATCCAATGCTTGCTCGTAGCTGATTGCCAAGGTGTTGGCCAAGGTAGCGACACCACAGTCGAATGAAGTGCGTTGCTTGATCATCAGCTGAGCTCGCTTGTTTTTGTTTTTGCGAGTAACAAAGCGTCGGATTGCTGTTGTTGGAGCATTGCATCAAGGTCGTTATCTGCGCCCATGGATGGTATGAGCGCGATGCCGGTGCTGGTTTCTTCAGTAGATTCCTGGCGGATCGTGACTTCTTTGCGGTTCCAATCACCGAATTCTTCAGGCATGCGACGAGACAGAAGACGTGCGGCTTGGTTGGCATCACCTTGCTTGATGGCTTTCATGACTGTGTCGATAGCTGGTTTGCATGATTTCGCTTTCGCTAAGTCAATGCGCTCCAGAAATTCCAACAGGAGAGCTTCATCCTTGGTTAAGTCAGACTCGTCCTTGCCTTCCTCCTCGACCTCTTTCGCAGCCTTTTGCCAGGCGTAAAACGTGGACGAAGGCACACCCGCACACCCGCATGCGATCTTCAAGCTGGTCGTCTGGGTAATGTACTTTTCGAGATCAGTGATGATCTTTTTTGTGAGTGCCTTAGCTGCCATCGGTCACTCCAAAAGCCGCGCGCCGCTCTTGGCAATCATCAGAGAGTCGGATAGACCGTCCCTGATTGCCCGCGCGCCGGACTTGTTCTTGCGTCCGTATATGGCTTCAGCCTGGAACACCTCGTAAGCCACTTCGGCTATCTGCTCTTTAGACAGCCCCGTTAGCCCCTGGCAACCGCGCCACTCCTGCGGCCTAGCAAACCTAACTTCTTTGGCAAGCAGCGCAGCAACAGCTCGAATAACTCCGAAAGCATCACCAAAGCTAAACATTGAAGTAACGCCCTGGCCTGGCCGCGCGCCGACCTTCTCGACAACCGCCAAATCAATGTCATACTTCGACAGCAGATTATAAGCAGCAACAGGATCAACCTTACGCTTACCATCTTCACCAACAACTGTCGGCATTGGAAAGCAAGCAATAAGGTTAAAACGCTCATCAATTATGGACAGGCCTCCGGAGAGACCAGGATCGATACCAAGGATTTTTCGCATTGCAATTTTCTTATTATTGTTATGCGACTATTGTAACAGTTATTACTTGTTGTTTGTGCGCAAAGCTTCTTCTAAACGTGGCAGGCCTTTTCCAATGTTTTCCACGAGCCACTTGTACCTGGCAGACTTCAGAAACTCTGCTTCCTCGCCTTGGTAGCAGTAGTCAAACCCCTCTTTCTTCAACCATTCTTCATGAGTCATGCGGCTCCCATCTTTTCGCGGTCTTGAGAATGGGCAGATGATGTTTCGCTCCTGGAGTATAAAGATAAAGTGAACGTTATTTATTTTCGCCACAGCTCGATACTTTCGAGCGTCGGAAAGTGTTGGAATGACACCTTTGGCTTCGTAAAAAATTCGATCATTTAAGGCATCAACCCAATCCGGCTGGTAAGTGTGCTCTATGACGTATTTGACCTTGTGCGACTTAGGCTCGTATTCAAGGCCTTTGAGACCGCCAAACTTAGAGATGTGAACTTCTGGCCAGGATCTATACGGTTTTGGAACTGGAGGGAGTGATGGAAGGAAGATCACATCATCGATTGGAATCGGCTTACGACCGTAGCGCTGGTCGTTGTAAGCGTTCCAATCCACTTTTTTAAGTGCTGCAATGCATGTATCAGTGATCAGTTCGAGGAGGCCCGGGTCGACGTTCTGAAAACCTTGGAGGAGATCTCTACGGATATCATCGACTTCAGTCATGTCGATGGTTTTGGGGCAGTGTACGAGCATGTTCATATAAGGCCTTTCTTATTATTATTGTTGCTCTTATATGTACATAATAGAGATGAGCCTTTGGCGGCACAATAGAGAAAATGAAAATAAATCGAACTTTGACAAACAAAATTTGTTAGGTATACAAACTTAGGAGGGATGGCCATCCATGGCCATTTAATAACTTAGAGTGACGCGCAGGTTTTTAAGTAGCTGGCCATTTGATTCATCGAGTCGTTGTCGATGATGTAGTAATCGCCAGACTTCCCACCGTCGACTTTACGGGTCTTGAGTCCGAAGCATTTAAGGATGTTCGTTACAGCGGCCTGCTTAGCCTTTGTAGTCGTTGCGCGCGGCATGTTGATCCCCAGGCCAATGACCTTGTAGCGAATGCTGTTGAGGCTGTCGAAGAGCGCTGCCGAGTCATCTGCTCTCCAACCTTTAGTCAACGACATTTCGGCGATTGCTGGCAGGATCCTTGAAAACACCACCAGTTCGTCGTCAGGGCTGACAGAGGTCACGCCGTAGAGCTTTTTGAAGAGCTTGATCTTGGACTCGCCTTCACCCTCCCCCCACAGCTTCGCGTCAGCCTGGGATAGCTGCGAGCGCCCCATGACTTCTTGGGCGCGCGCCCTGATCACGGACAGATGTTCAGTCTCGTCCTTCGAGCCAGCATCTTTTACTGCATGTACGACCTCGGCATTGGCCGGCGATATCCTGAGCAGCTTCGCAGCGGTTTCGCTTTTTACTGATTTACGACCTTGGGAATCAGCGACGAAACCGGCCTTCGA